CTCCAGCTCCACCACGGCATATATTTCGCTGCGGTTGCAGGTAGACAGCACCACTGCCTCCTTAAGGCCAGCAATCTGACATTTTAAAAAAAATAACAGTAATCGTTGGCGTATGTGGAAAATTATGAGTTAATTTGCACATCTTTAATAACAAAACCTTCTAAAAAAACTAATTGATCATGTACGGAAAAATCAAGGAACATCTGACAACAGCATTAGAGAACCTTAAACAGGCTGGTCTCTACAAGGAAGAACGCATCATCGAAAGCCCGCAGCAGGCTGCCATCCAGGTAAAGGGTAAGGAAGTGCTCAACTTCTGCGCCAACAACTATCTCGGATTGTCTAATCATCCGCGCCTCATCGAGGGAGCAAAGAAGATGATGGATCGTCGCGGATTCGGCATGTCGTCTGTACGCTTCATCTGTGGCACACAGGACATCCACAAGGAGCTTGAGGCTGCTATCTCGGAATATTTCCACACCGAGGACACTATTCTCTATGCAGCTTGCTTCGATGCCAACGGTGGTTTGTTCGGCTCGTTCCTCACCGACGAGGACGCTATCATCTCCGACGCTCTCAACCACGCCTCTATCATCGACGGTGTGCGTCTTTGCAAGGCTAAGCGCTATCGCTATGCCAACGCCAACATGGAGGAACTCGAAAAATGTCTGCAGGAGGCTCAGGCACAGCGTTTCCGCATCATCTGCACCGACGGTGTGTTCTCTATGGACGGCAACGTGGCTCCTATGGACAAGATTTGCGACTTGGCAGAGAAGTATGACGCTCTCGTAATGGTTGACGAAAGCCACTCGGCTGGCGTTGTGGGTGCTACTGGTCACGGCGTTAGTGAGCTTTGCGGCACATACGGCCGCGTAGACATCTACACTGGAACATTGGGCAAGGCTTTCGGCGGTGCTCTCGGAGGATTCACAACTGGCAAGAAGGAGATTATCGACATGCTGCGCCAGAGCAGCCGTCCTTACCTCTTCTCCAACTCTCTTGCTCCGTCTATCATCGGCGCAAGTCTCGAAGTGTTCAAGATGCTCAAGGAAGACAATTCTATCCACGACCGTCTTGTTGACAACGTGAATTATTTCCGCGACAAGATGATAGCTGCCGGATTCGACATCAAGCCGACACAGAGTGCCATCTGTGCCGTTATGCTCTACGACGCTCCTCTGTCGCAGCGCTATGCCAACCGTTTGCTCGAAGAGGGCATCTACGTTACTGGATTCTATTATCCTGTTGTTCCTAAGGGCGAAGCAGACGCAAGCACATTGAAGCAGACGCAAGCAGAAGCAAGCAAAGCCAAGCAGACCGAAGCAGACGCAAGCGAACCCAAGCTATATAAGAATAAGAATAAGAATAAGAATAGTAGTAGTAGTTACGTACCCCCTACCCCCTACGACGACCTCGACGACGACGAACTGCTGCGACTGCGACAAGAACAGCAGGACGTGGAGACAGCCGCAAGGCGTGTCGGCTTGCCTGTCAGCGCTGCTGGCGACTATGACACCATGGACAATCTGAGGGCAGAGCATGGAGCGGACAATCTGCTCAAGGCCATATCCCGGATTCAGGGTGCGACGGAAAAGAGCAGAGACTGGCGGTATATCTCCGGGATTCTCCGCAAAGAGAAAGCATCCGGCTATACATGGACGGACAAGCCGCCGAACGCATCAGGAGGAGGGATAAACTATGAGCGACCCGAGCCAAGAAGCCACATGCACGATCTCTGAGCGGGCTTTCTGCGGCGCGATCATCATGGGCGACACCAGAGCGACGGACGCGGGGCTGAAAGCCGACTGGTTCACCGTGCCGATTTGCCGACGCATCTTCTCGGCGGCGCTGGCGATTGAGAGACAGGGACGGCCTTGCGACCTTGCGACGCTCGAAGAGATTCTTAGCGATGGCGATCTCCACGAGGCAATCACCATCGCGGCGGAGACCGTCACGACGGCGCTTGCAGACCAGCAGGCGGACAACATCCGCCTCGCGGCAATGCGCAGGGAGATTGTCAAAACGTGCTTGGAGACAGCGCGAACGGCGAACGAGGGCGAAATATCGACGACAGAGCTGCTAGACGGCGCTGTGATGCGATTAAATGCGCTCAGCGGACAAATAGACGACTTCGGTGTAATCAACGGCACAGACGCGATTTGTGGCTTCTACGCGCGGTTGACAAGTGGCGCGGTCGAGCCGGTCACAAAGACGGGCTTTCCCAAGCTCGACAGGGCGCTGATGATTGCGGGCGGAAAGCTGATCGTCGTCGGCGCGAGGCCGTCGGTCGGCAAGTCTGCGTTTCTTCTGCACCTTGCGGTTAAGGCATTGGACGTTGGCCGGAAAATCCTGCTGGTATCGTGTGAGATGGGCGCGGATGAGATCGTCGGGCGCATCGTGGCGCAGAAAAGCCGCGTATCGTCTGACAAGATCGAGCGTCACGAGCTGGACGACGGCGAAATCGTCAAAGTCGCGGAGAGTTTCGCGGAAATCCCTTCCGAGCAGCTTTTTATCAGCGAGAGGGCGCGAACTGTGCGCGACATAAGGCGTATGGCGCTGAGAATCCGCGCGAGATGCGGGCTGGATATGATCGTCGTCGATTACTTGCAGCTTCTCGACGCGGGGCAGAAGACGAGCAACCGCTCGGAGGCGGTCGGCGTTGTCACGCGGGCGCTTAAATCGCTGGCGATGGAGCTTAAAATCCCGATCCTGACCGCAAGCCAGCTCAACCGCGCAAGCGAGCGCAACGATTCGCCGCGACTGTCAGACCTCCGTGAATCCGGCAGCATCGAGCAGGACGCGGACGCGGTGCTTCTTCTCCACGCGCCGGAAGAAAAGGAAAGCCCGGAAAGGCTGCTGTTCCTCGACAAAAACCGGGGCGGAGAGTGCGGAAAAATCAGGCTGTATTTTGACGGCGCGACCATGAGATTTTCAGAAATGCAATGACGGAGGAAAGCATGAAAAAGCAAGTGCCGACTGAATCCGAAGAGCAGCAGACCCTTTTCCGCTGGGCGGCGATGCAGAGCGGGAAATATCCGGAACTGGCGCTGATGTTCCACATCCCCAACGAGGGAAAACGAAGCTGGATGACGGGCGGCAGGATGAAAGCTGAAGGGCTGAAAAGCGGAGTGCCTGACATCTTCCTGCCTGTTCCGCGCGGAGAGTTTCACGGGCTTTTTGTCGAGATGAAGCGCACGAAGGGCGGAACGGTCAGCGATTGCCAAAAGCTATGGCTGTATGACTTGCGAAAACAGGGATATTGCGCGGCGGTGTGCCGGGGATGGTGCGAAGCTGCGGAATGTATAAAAAAATACTTGGGAGGAGGAACGAAAAAGTGAAGAAGTATGAAATTATTCGAGGGCTTGAATCAATCCAAGAAATGTCCGACAAGGAAATTGAATGCAATGCCCAATTTATCAGAGACGTTGCTTCGTCGTGTTATGGATTATTCGGTTCCATGAACAAAGTCGTTGTGGAAAATCAAAAAATGCGAAAAACGATCCTGAATCAGATCGGCAGAATTGCAAACCTTGAAAAAAATCAAAAATACGGAGAAGAAAAGGAGAATGGCTGTGAATAAGGTTTTTCTGATCGGCAATTTGACCCGCGATCCGGAAATGCGATCCACGCAGTCCGGCGTTGCGGTCTGCAACTTCTCGATTGCGGTAAATCGCCGCTTTCGTAACCCGCAGACGGGACAACAGGAAACGGATTTTCTGAACGTCATCGCGTGGCGGCAGTTGGCCGAGCTGTGCGGAAAGTATCTTGCCAAAGGGCGCAAGGTTGCCGTGACGGGAAGCATCCAGACCCGAACCTACAAAGTGAAGGACGGAAGCAAGCGAACGGCGTGGGATATCGTCGCCGACGAGGTGGAGTTCCTGGCCCCGCAGAACCAGCAGAGCGGCGCACAGAGCGCGCCGGTGGCATACACGACGGCGGCGAGCAAAGACAGCGGAGCGACCTATGCGCCGCAGACGCACAATGATTTTGGCGGCGGGTTCACGCAAGTGGACGACGAGGAATTGCCGTTTTGATGGGAGGAAAAGAACATGCTGAACGAATTGCGCGATGAGATTTACAGTGACGCGGTGGCACATGGGCTGTGGGACGGAGACTATCTTCTGAAAACGGTGGTGAATAGCGATGTTGTGAGGGATTCTGGGCTTTTGCAGATTTACAAAATTGTAAATACCGAGCGAGAGTTGGGACGAGTTAATGCAACGCTGCGCGTATTTCTGGAGAATCAGGAACTTTTGGGATCGGTGCTTGAAGAAGATCACTTCCGCGAGGAACTGGCGGACGTTATCATCACGGCGCTGTCTGCCGCTGGGTATCTGGGCATCGACATTGACAAGGCGGTGCGGCAGAAGATGGAGATCAACCGAGGGAGAGAGTGGAGGCATGGGAAATGACGCTTGGTAGCCTGTTTGATGGCTCTGGCACTTGCCCGCTGGCGGCAACGATGTGCGGCATTACGCCTGTCTGGGCAAGCGAAATTGAGCCGTACCCCATCCGCGTGACCCGAAAGAACTTCCCCGAGATGCTGCATATTGGGGACATCACGAAGATCAACGGCGCGGAGATTGAACCGGTGGATATCGTTGCATTCGGCTCGCCGTGTCAGGGTTTGAGCGCTGCCGGAGCGCAAAAAGGCATATTCGACGACGACCGAAGCAATCTGTTTTTCGAAGCAATCCGAGTAATCAAGGAAATGAGAGAAGCTACACATGGAGAATATCCAAGATATGTCATCTGGGAAAACGTGCCGGGAGCGTTTTCTAGCAATCAGGGACGAGACTTCCTCGCCGTCCTGCGGGCGTTTGTCGAAGCCGCATGCGGGCGAGATGCTGATGTGCCTGAACCTGCGAGAAAAGGCGGAACAGACCGACTTGCTTGGCGAAACGCCGGCTGCATCGTGGGAGAGGGCTATTCGATTGCCTGGCGAGTGCTGGACGCCAAATACTGGGGAGTCCCCCAAAGACGCAAGAGAATCTACCTTGTCGCAGATTTTGGAGGACAACGCGCCGGAGAAATACTTTTTAAGCGCGAGGGCCTGCGAGGGAATTTTGCGCAGAGCAGAGAAGCGCGGCAAGAAGATTCCGGCGATGCTGTGGGAAGCGCTGGTAGAGACTATCGAGTTTTTGACATAACGGGAGCGACGAGCAACAGCATGAAAAGCCGAACACCGGATAGCTGTTTCCGCGAGCGGACTGTGGCGCGGACGCTCGACACGTTCAGCGGTTCGCCGGAGTGCAATCAAGGCGGGAACGTGGTAGCTTACTCAGTGGATTGTCGAAACATGCGGTTGGCCGAAGAAATCAGCGGGACGTTACAAGCCAAAGAAAACGGCGGGTATAGCCTGAACTACCAGAATCCCGTCGTTTATGACGCGCGAGGCAACGGCGACGGACAAATTGTGCCGACGCTGACCGGCGACCACGAGAACCGTATTACAGACTACACGGCATTGGCCGTCGGCAACGGCCAGCTCAACCAGATTTACATGACCGATACGGCGGGAACGCTGACATGCGCACACGATCAACAGATGATCTGCGCATTTATGGGCGGACAGGGCGCAAAGGCCGGAGGTATCGGTTACTCAGAAACGGTATCGCCGACGCTCAAAGCCGCTCCAAGCGGAAGCAACACGGTGCCCGACATCGCCTATTGGCTGAAAAAGGCGCGGCGCTACTTTGTCCGCCGGCTTACGCCGCTTGAGTGTTGCCGACTGCAAGGCTTCCCAGATTGGTGGGAGGACGGTGTGAACGGAAACGACAGCGCGAGATACAAGATGTGGGGCAACGGGATGGCTTTGCCGTGCGTGCTATATGTCATGGAGGGGATAACGGATGAAATGTAGATGGTACGCTGAGCGTTACAATGGCAAATGTTTTAACGGCTCGTGTCCGTATCGCGGCGATACATGCCCGACGAGCGAACATCCGGAGGCGTGCAGGTATGCGGAGGCAAAGCAGGAGCCGGAGCTGAACGCCGAAGAGCTGGCGACCGCGCTGAGGAATTGCGCGAGCGAAGAAGGCGAATGCAAAAACTGCCCATACCTCCATCTCTTCGAATCGGGCATCTGCTGCGATGACTGCTTAAAGCAGAAAGCCGCCGACATGCTGGAGAAGCTGGCGGCGGAGAAGGGCGAGAAGAAGCCGGAGTGGATCAGCGTTAAAGACAGACCGCCGGAGGAAGCCGAGCCTGTAAATGTGACGTGGGTAAACCACCGCCCAGCCCCCTATTACAGCAAAATCAAAAACGTAGAGCAAACTGCGACGGCTGTCTACTTCGGTGGAAAGTGGTATTGGTACTCTAATGTTTGCGTGGATATGCTGGAAGAGTATGGGCGGAATGCTGTGGATTTGCTGGACGAAAATATTGAAATCACTCACTGGATGCCGCTTCCAAAGCCGATGAAGGAGGAAGAACGATGAGCACCGCCGAGGAACGTATGCTTGAATGGCTCGACAACAATGTCGCCTCCCTTATTGTCTACCGGGCAAGCCCGATTAACGCCAATCGAACCGCCATTTATGACGATTTGATTGAGCAGCAGCGGGTGGCTATCTCGGCCGTTGAAACTTGCCGTCAACTTAAAAAAGCATTATTTGACAAGAAAAATGTGACGGATAAGGAGCTTGTGAGCTTGGTTTTGCAACTTAAATCCGGAAGATGCGAAGATCGAGGAGGAACAGAAACGGAGGAAGAACCATGTATGCGCCGCCCAAACGCCGGAAGCTGACAAGAGTTGAGCGTGAAACGGTCTATGCGCGATGCAACGGACGTTGTGCGTACTGTGGAACTCAAATCGGCATGAAAAACATGCAGGTCGATCACGTTATCCCGATGGAGTTCTACGAACTGTATCAGACAAATGGATTTGACCTTGACACTATGGACAATTATCTCCCCGCTTGCCGAAGCTGTAACCATTACAAAAGCACAATGACGCTTGAAAAATTTCGAAAAGCGATTGAGCGATATCCGATTGTATTAGAACGGGACAGCGTGACATACCGAAACGCTGTGCGGTTTGGAATGGTGCAGCCAACGCCGAAGAAAGTACAATTCTATTTTGAAGCGGTAAAAGTGCAAGTCCCGTCGCTGGGATGGAGGTAAACATCATGAAAAAGTTCAGTGATTTGAAGCGGGGCGACATGCTGCTGGTGCAAATAAACGCGGATAATCCGGCGGTCGTGCCGAGACCGAAGTATTCTATTCAGTTTGGGCAGGAAAAGCCTTTCCGCGCGTGGATTGCAGCCGGGTATCATGTACTTTTCAACGAGAACGACATTCTTTTCCTGCTGAAAGAGGAAGAGGCGGACAACCGCGAATTTAGCGAGCTGCCGGAAAACTGGGCATCCTCCATGTTCGAGGCTGTGAAGGATTTGCCTGTTACGCACGATTTCCTTAATGCCCTGAACCTCGCCAGTGCGCTGAACGGGAATTATTTCAAGGGTGAGGAAATCGAGTTTGATATTGCACATAGCGAACACTGTTTGAAATATGAGCCGGGATGCATTTGCTTGAAATGCAAATATGATTCTGCCGGATGCTGCGTAGCGGATAACAGATGTCCAATATATACGTGTCCGCGTTTTATGGAGGAAGAAAGCGATGAGCGAAACGCCTAAATGCCCATATTGCGGAGACGAAATGAAAATCCGCGTCTCTCTGATTACACCCGATTGGGGGCTTTTATCTGCGCAGTATAAGTGCATGACGTGTGAGAGCACATCGCCGCGCATAGAGTTTTCCGGCGGCACGTCGAATGAAAAAATTATAGAACGGCTGCAAGCTGTGTCATCGCGCCGCGTCGAGCCGAAGAACCGCGTGCTGACGCTCGAAGAAGTGGACGCACATTGCGAAGGCGGCGCGGATGCTGCGCCACTGTGGGTGGAGTTTGACGGAGGCACAAACGGATGGGTACTGATTGCACCAGTTAGAGAGACCTGTAAAATGGATTTTGTGAGCAAGCTTCTTGCAACGATGGGAATTTTGTACGGGAAAGAATGGCGTTGCTGGCTGCGCAAGCCGACGGAAGCGGAAAGGCAGGAAACGCCGTGGGAGGGCGAAAAGCCATGAATGACGCGCCATGCCGCGAATGCGCAGGTCGCGAGGCCGGCTGTCACGCGGGATGCGGAGCATATAAAGCATATGCCGACCGGCGGAAGCAAGCGCTGGAAAACCGCTACACGGCTTGCCTAGAGGGAACGAGCAGAAAGCGCAGTCACGAGCGCTGGCTGAAATTTCAAAGAAAGGCGCAAAAAGGAGGTTAATGATGCAGTTGACGGAAGCGGACAAGCGGACGCTGCTTGACACGCGAAAAAAGCACAAGGCGTATGTGAGGACAGAAGAAGCCTACGAGGAAGAAAAAGCCGCCTATCTGACGGCGCAAAAGCTCACGGGCATGCCGTCCGGCTCGTCCAGCGGTGCAGGGCTTGAAGCCTATGTCATGCGGCGTGACAAGGCTTTCGAGGCTCTGCAAGCCGCAAGTACGGCCTATCTTACGGCAATTTCAGCGGCGCTTGAGGTGATCGACAAGATTGTGCTGCAAATCGAAACACTTGAGAAGGTCAGCCGAGTGCGAGAGTTTTGCAAGGCGTATTTTATCGAGGGACTGTCCGTCACTGAGGCGACGGCGCGCCAAGGGCTAGCCGAAAGCACGGGCTGGGCGTACAAGAGGGAGATTATAGGCGACTTGCAGTAGACTTATAGAGCGGTCGGAGCTACACATAGAGTGCGACCGTGTGATAACATTAAACTCAGCGGAGAGCGCAAAGCGCAGGACGCTGGCAAATAATCAGCAGCAAAGCCGCGGCGAACACCACGGCTTTTGTTTTGGGGTGATTTGTGCTTTACCTCCGGCGCAGATCGGGACGCAACGCAACAGGGACGCAGAGTGGGAGCGGCGTTGCTTATGCTGATTCAGGAGGATGTGCAGGGAGGGTTTGCGGCATGGAGAAACAGCAAACTCAAAAGACAGCCGAGGAACGCTATGAAGAACTTCGGCAAGAAAACATCCGAAGACTGCAAAGAGAGATTGAGCAGCTGCAAGAGCAGATTCAGCGGAGACAGATGTTTAACCCGTTTTCGAGCTGCATCATGTCACCGATGCCGATAACGCACGAGCAGCAGATGCTGACGGCGTTGTGTTGCACCAACATTTTTCCATCTCCGCCGCAGAAATCGCCGCTTGAGAAGATGGCTGAAACGCTGGAATGGGAAAATTCGCACGGCTGGCTGTATCGGATGATACACTGGAGAGAAAAACCGAATCGGGGGTAATTATGGAGATCAAGCGTGTCAAGCTGTCGGAAATCCGACCATACGAGAAGAACCCGCGCAAGAATGACAGCGCGGTTGATGCTGTCGCCGCGTCGATTAAAGAGTTCGGCTGGCAGCAGCCCATCGTCGTTGACAAGGACGGAGTTATCATTGCCGGACATACCCGGTACAAAGCCGCGAAAAAGCTGAAATGCAAGGAAGTCCCTGTTGTATACGCGGACAACCTGACCGAAGAGCAGGTCAAGGCGTACAGACTGGCGGACAACAAGACGAGCGAGCTTGCGGAGTGGGACGCTGATCTGCTTTCCGAGGAATTGCTTGATCTCCAAGATTTCGACATGGGGCAGTTTGGGTTCGATGATTTTAATACAGACACTCAGGAGATTGAGGAAGCGCACGAGGATGAATATGAGGTTTCTTTGCCGGAAGAACCAAAGGCAAAGATTGGAGACATATACCAGCTCGGAAGGCACAGACTGATGTGCGGTGACAGCACAAATTCTGAGTGTGTTTCCAAACTATGTGAGGGGGGGTACGTTGACCTTCTTCTTACAGACCCGCCTTATGGAGTTGATTATACTGGTTCGACAAAGGAAAAGCTAAAGATCAAGAACGATGCGCTTGACGACGATTCCTTAAAAGAAATGCTTGCCAGTGCATTTTCGGCTGCTGACTCTGTTATGAAACCGGGTGCAGTATTTTACATCTGGCACGCAGATTCAAAAGCACTTGTCTTTAGAATCGCGTGCCAGATGGTCGGCTGGGAAGTTCGTCAAGTTCTCATTTGGGTGAAAAACTCCCTTGTTATGGGCAGACAAGATTACCAATGGAAGCATGAACCGTGTCTGTACGGTTGGAAGTCTGGCGCTGGTCATCTGTGGGCATCCGACAGAAAGCAGACGACGATCCTCGAATTCGATAAGCCTCTCGCGAACAAGGAGCATCCGACAATGAAGCCTGTCAAGCTCTTTGACTATCAGATTCAGAACAACACAAAGGGTGGAGATGTTGTTCTTGACCTCTTTGGTGGATCTGGAACGACCATTATTGCTTGTGAACAAAATGGTCGAAATGCGAGGGTGATGGAACTTGACCCGAAATATGTTGATGTGATCATCGACAGATGGGAAACTATGACGGGCGAAAAGGCGGTGCTTGTTAATGCTTGATAAAGCCAGAGAGCAACACGTCAAAAAAATTAAAGAACTGGAAGAAGAAGCGAAAAATGCTGGAACTGTTAGAAAAAGAGACTTGGCAAAAGCAATCAAAAGGATGAAAGATGAATTGACGCTGTATGACAGTTACCATGCTCATGCAAAAAGGTAAAAGGGGAGTGCGAAGATGTGCCGACGGTGGACTGGGAGCGGATAAGAGCCGAGTATATAGCAGGCGGCGCATCCATACGTAATCTGGCTGACAAGTACGGGATCTCAAAGGACGCGGTCGGACGAAGGGCGAAGGCGGAAAAGTGGAAAGAGACCCGCGACAAAACCGCGACAAAAGTGCGACAAAGGACAACCGAGCGCATTGTCGCGCAGAAAGCGGACGAAGCCGCAAATAACGCTGTTATTGCCGCGAGAATTCGATCAAAGCTACTTCTCCGGCTGGAAAGCGAGATAGACGCTCTGCCCGGCAGCATCGGAACAGAGAGTACAAAGGACATCATCAAGTCGGAGAAGGGCGGCGGGAGACGCGAGGTCATATCGAAGCGTTGGCGGTTTCACGATCTGACGGCGGCTTATAAAGATTTGACGGCAGACATGGACTTGGCGGATGTTGACACCGAAGACATTGACGCGACACGCGAAGAGGTATATGGCGATGAAGACACGTAAATATGTACCTGTTTTCAGCCAGAAGCACCTCTCGTATATCCGCGCCTGTCGAAAAAATATGTACAACATCGCCGAGGGAGCTGTTCGCGCCGGAAAGACGGTCGATAATGTTTTCGCTTTCTGCACCGAGCTTGAAACTTGCCCGGACAAGATACACCTTGCGAGTGCTTCAACATCGCCAACGGCAAAACTGAATATCGGGGACTGCAACGGAATGGGCATTGAAGCCCAGTTCCGTGGGCGCTGCACATGGGGCAAATATCGCGGAAACGACTGCATCCGCGTCAGGACGAAGACAGGAGAGAAGATTGTAATCTTTGCCGGAGCTGGAAAAGCGGACAGCTTCAAGCGAATCCGAGGAAATAGCTACGGCATGTGGATTGCGACAGAGGTCAACCTTCACCATGAATCCTTCATTCAGGAGGCGTTCAACCGAACCGCTGCGGCAAAACTGAGAAAGTTCTTCTGGGACTTGAACCCGAGCGCACCGAATTCTCCGATCTATGAAAAATATATCGACCTGTACCGCATAAAGCAGGAGCGCGGAGAATTACCGGGCGGCTGCAATTACGAGCTGTTTCTGATGCGCGACAATGCGACAATATCCGACGAGAGATTTGCGGAAATTGTCGCACAGTACGACCCACAATCCGTATGGTATAAGCGGGACATTGAGGGAAAGCGCGTATCTGCCGAGGGCATGATCTACCCCGGCTATTCCTCAGCGCTCGAAACACCGTTCACGCCGCAGCGCTGGCGTGACGTTTTTATTTCCATCGACTACGGCACACAAAACGCCTTCGCTGCTCTGTTATGGGGCAAAAGCGAGGGCGTTTGGCATATCTTCCGGGAATATCGCTACTCAGGACGCGATACGCAGGTACAAAAGACCGACGAGGACTATGTGCGCGACATGGAGCGGTTTGTCAGCGAGAGCCTGCCGGAAGACCAGCAGCGCGGCGTGATGACGATCATTGATCCTTCTGCCGCGTCGTTTATCGCGGCGCTCAGGCGCTCACAGCTTGCCTTCCGCGTGCGCAAGGCAGACAACGACGTGCTGAACGGCATCCGCGACGTTGCGGTTTGCATGCAGCGCGGCGACGTGCGGATTTTCGACAATCTGCTGGAGCTGCGCAAGGAGTTTGACGGCTATGTTTGGGACGACAAAGCGGACGACAAACCGATCAAGGTCAACGATCACTTAATGGACGCGCTGCGCTATGGTGTGCGCACCATGCGGCTTGTCAAGCCGAAGGAAGAATATAAAAGCCCATTTTTCGCATAAGGAGGTGATAGCCCGATGGGCAGAATTGTCACATATCAGGATTTCGTCGATTTCGGCGACAGCGACGAGCAGCGCATTGCAGCTATCAAGCAGCTTATTTTCCAGCATAAGGCAAGCGATTTCTGCAAGACAGCGCGAGACGCAGACCTTTACGACGCGCAGAAGAACAAGACCATCATGGAAGCCGCGCCGCTCTTGTACGCGATGAACGGCATGAAGGTGAAAGATTTCACGGCGAGTAACCATCAAATCGCGTCTAACTTCTTCCGGCAGCTCAACAAGCAGCGCACGACGTACTCGCTCGGAAACGGTGTGACGTTCACGCGCGACGGCGTGAAGGAAAAGCTGGGAAAGGACTTTGACACCGACATTTCAAACGCGGCGTATCTGGCACTGATTCACGGCGTTTGCTATGTGTTTCTTGACGTTGACCATCTACACCGCTTCCCCGCGTATCAGTTCGCGCCGCTGTGGGACGAGCGCAACAGCGCCTTGCGGGCTGGCGTTCGCTACTGGCGCATTGACGACAATCACCCCGGCTATGCGGTGCTTTACGAGGAAGACGGCTTCACGGTCTACAAAGCCGAAAGAGGTGACGATTACAAGATCGACCAGCCGAAACGTGCGTACAAGCTGACTGTGCAGAAAGCCGCGATTGACGATGAAGAAACCATCGTCGGCGGCGAGAATTACAGCGGCTTGCCCATCGTGCCGCTCTGGGGAAGCGACTTGCATCAGTCAACGCTTGTCGGAATGCGCGGAGCGATTGACGCATACGACCTTGTATGCTCGGATTTCGCGAACGACCTCTCAGAGTGCAGTCAAATTTATTGGCTCGTCGAAAACTACGGCGGCATGTCGGAAGCGGATTTGGTCAAGTTCCGCGACAGGCTGAAATTCATGCATATTGCGGAGGCGAACACGCAGGACGGCGGGAAGATCACGCCATACACGCAAGAGCCGCCGAGCGCGTCGAGAAGCGCATTTCTGGCGCAGATCAAGGATGATATCTACCGCAACTTCGGTGCGTTTGACGCGCAGACTGTGCAGGCTGGAAGCAAGACCGCGACGGAGATCAACGCCGCGTATCAGGCACTCGACCAGAACGCGGATGATTTTGAATACCAGTTGACCATGTGCATCCGTCAGCTTTTGGCGCTCGTCGGCGTGCCCGATGACGTTTTTCCGACGTACAAGCGAAACCGCATCAGCAACCAGCTTGAACAGGTTCAAATGCTGATGCTGGAAGCGACGTATCTTGACAGACAGACGATTCTTGAGAATCTGCCGAACATCTACATCGACAAAGTGCCAGAGATCATGGCGCGGTTGGACGAGGAAACGGAAGGGCGGTTTGTGCGCGAGGATGGAGAAGATGCTGGTGATGACGAGTGACAGATCAGGCGGTTCTTTGGACTGACAAGCAGATCGAAGAGCTAGAGCGGCGCATCCGCGACGTGTACACCGACGCGGCGGCTGATATCCAGCGCAAACTCGACAAGTTCATCGTGAAATTCCGCAGGGACGACAAAAAGTACCGTGCGCAGCTCGAAGCGGGAGAGATCACGCAAGAGACGTACCGCGATTGGCTGGCGGGGCAAGTGTTTCAGGGCAAGCGCTGGCGGCAGATGCTTTCCAACATAACGGAGACGCTGACGCACAGCAACGAGCTTGCGATGCAGATCATCAACGATACGACCCCGGAAGCATTTGCCTACAATGCAAACTGGTCGAGCTACATGCTCGAAAAGGGCGCACGGATAAACATGGGATTTGAGCTGTACGACGCATCGACCGTCAAGCAGCTTATCCGCGACCAGCCCGACCTTCTGCCGCCGTCGAAGGTGGATATACCAGTAGACAAGCGCTGGAATCATACGCAGATCACGCAGCAGATCACGCAGGGCATCATCCAAGGCGAACCGCTTGAGACGGTCGTGAAGCGATTGCAGCGCGTGACGACGGCGAACGAGGTCAGCGCAAGGCGACACGCGCGAACCGCGATGACCTACGCGCAGAACGCGGGGCGCATCGAAAGCTATCATCAGGCGGCAAAGCTGGGTATCAAGCTGCAAAAGGAGTGGCGGGCGACGCTGGACAACCACACGCGCCACTCTCACGCTATGCTTGACGGGCAGCGTGTAGACGTTGACAAGCCGTTTCAAAGCGAGCTGGGCGAGATCATGTGTCCGGGCGACCCAAACGCAAGACCCGCGAACGTGTACAACTGCCGATGTACGCTCGTGTCGTACAATCCCAAGTACCCGCCGAGAAACGAGACGCGGCTCGACAACATCACCCGCGACACGATACCGTTTAAGACCTACGCGGAGTGGGCGGGATGGAAGGAGACGCACAATGGCGGGAAACCTGATCGACAACAGCGCGGCGTTTCTGGCAGAGCTGGAACGCGCAAAGGCGCGGGCGCTTGAGACCATCGGACAGCAAGCCGAGAGATACGCGAAAGACAAGTGCCCCGTCGGAACGGTTGAAAGCACGGGAAAGAAAGGGTATATCGGCGGAACACTAAGAAACAGCATCACGCACAGGGTTGACGATGACGCGGTAAGCGTGGGAAGCAACGTCGAATATGCCCCATATGTTGAGCTGGGCACTGGGCCGTATTTTGAAGCGCCGCCTGAATGGGAGCAGTTCACAACGACGCGAGGAAGCGGCGTTGGCAAATCCTACGTCAGACCAAGACCGTACATCAGACCCGCGATTGAGGATCACCGAGAAGAATACAAGGAAATCATGCGAGACGAGCTATCAGGAGGTTAAAATGGGGCTTATCAAGTGGTTTAGGCGCGAGAAAATCCGCCGGGGAGCGCGAAAAGAGATCAAACAGGTGCGAGAAGCCGCACCCGGCACAAGGCAAGGTCAACGCGCACTGGCGCGAAAGATCGAGAAAATCAGGGCAAGGACGAACAAGGAAATTGACAAGCACCGCTGAGAGCAGCGGTTTTTATTTTGACATTTTCAAAAAAGAAAGGAACGAAACATGATGAAAGCTATGCTGTCCCAGCCTATGGCGGGCAAAACCGAAGAAGAAATCATCGCTACCCGTGAACGCGCCATCGCCGCGCTCAAAAAGCGAGGCTATGAAATCATCAATACCCTGTTCACCGACGAATGGTATTCGCAGGAGTGCATGAAAGAACGTGGCGTTGTGCAGATCCCTCTTTGTTTTCTGGCCAAGTCGCTTGAAAACATGAGCTTGTGCCATGCGGCTTATTTTTGCAAAGGCTGGGAAAATGCTCGTGGCTGCAAGATTGAGCATGAGGCCGCGAAAGCCTACGGGCTGACCATCATTTACGAAGAATAAACACGGTTAATAAAGCAAAAACGGCAAAGTACCGCCGTTTGCATATAAAGCGAAGGGCGAAGAACAGCCCCCGAAGTAAAGGAGCGTAAACATGGCATTTACCAGAAAATTTCTCAAGGCGCTCGGTTTGACCGAAGAACAGGTTGACAGCGTGGTTGAGGCGCACACGGAAACCGTTGACGGGCTGAAAAGCCAGATGGCGGGCTACAAAGCCGACGCTGAGAAGCTGGAAGGCGTTCAGAGGGAGTTGAACGATCTGAAAGCGGCAGATGGCGGCGAGGACTATAAGGCAAAGTACGACAAAGAGCACGCAGCGTTTGAAAAGTACAAGAGCGACCAGACCGCCAAGGAAGCTGCGGCACTGACAGAGCGACTGTACCGCGAACAGCTGACGGCGCTGGGCATCACTGGGAAGCGAGCTGACAGCATTGTCCGCCTGACTGATCTTTCCACCGTGAAGGTCAAGGACGGCAAGCTGGAAGACGCTGACGGCGTGAAGAAGGGCATCCAGACCGACTATGCGGACTTCATTCCGAAGACCCGGACAGACGGCGCTGACCCTGCCGACCCGCCTCACAGCGGCGGCAAGATGAGCCGCGAAGAAATCTATAAGAAGGACGACAAAGGCCGCTATGTGCTTTCCACAGCAGAACGCCAAAAGGCGCTTGCCGAAAGCATGGCGGCTGAATCCGAATGACCGAAAGGAGCTAGAATATGGCTGCTAAAACTGGACTGACGACCGCCGCGCAGTTTACCACTACCGCGCGAGAGGTCGATTTCGTTACCCGTTTCTCCGACAACTGGGATGCGCTGAGAAAGATCATGGGCATCATGCGCCCGATTCGTAAGACCCCCGGCACGAAGCTGGTTTCCTACAAGGCGACGGTTGACGGCACTCTTGCGGGCGGTACGAGCGTGGGCGAGGGCGAGGAAATCCCGTTCACCAAGCTCAAGGTTGCGCCTACGACCTACGGCGACATCGAGGTTGCCAAGTACGCTAAGAGCGTCAGCATTGAGAGCGTCGCCAAGTACGGCGCGGAAGTCGCCGTTGAAAAGACCGACGAGGCGTTTATCAACGCCCTGCAAACGAAGGTTCTGACCGACTTCTACACTTTCCTCGGTACCGGCTCGCTGAAAGTGACCGGCGAAACGAGCTGGCAGCGTGCGCTTGCCATGGGCAAGGCGAAGGTGCTTGAGAAGTTCGCTGGCATGGACAAGGACGTGACCGAGGTCGTGGGCTTTGCCAACATCCTTGACGCTTATGATTATCTCGGCGACAAGGATATCACCGTGCAGACCGCTTTCGGCGTGAACTACATCGAGAATTTCCTCGGATACCGTACCCTTTTCCTTCTGCCGACTAAGTACATCGCGCAGAACAAGGTCATCGCCACCCCTGTGGAAAACATCGACCTGTACTATATCGACCCCGGCGACAGCGACTTTGGCAAGCTGGGGCTGAACTACACCGTCAAGGGCGAAACCAACCTGATCGGCGTTCACGCCAAGGGTGATTACAGCCGCGCCACTGGCGACATGTACGCGCTGATGGGCATGAAGCTCTGGGCGGAGTATCTGGACGGCATCGCGGTTGCGACGTTCACCAAGCCCGCTGCGGCAGCGGCCAAAGACACTCCGTCTGTCGGCAGCTAAGGGGTAAGCCATGGAGATGCTCGAAGCGGTGCTGACGCACCTGCGAAACTGGTTTCCCGTCAGGTGTGACGCTGGAACGTTCACCATCGCTTCCGGCATCCCTGACGTTGACTTTTTGAGGCCGGGACAGTATTACCGCATCAGGGGCAGCGTGTTTTCCGACGGGCTGCACGTCTACCAGAGCGGCGAGACGCTGGCAGATGAGACCTTCGAGGGCGAAATCTGGGCGCTGGCAATCCCGACAAGCGTCAAAGAGCTTTCGGAAGAAATTGCCGCGTACACGGAAAAGAACCCTGTGACCGACAAGGTTTCCGAGAGTTTCGGCGGCTACAGTTACTCCCGCGCATCCGGCACGACGGGTGCACCGACGGGCTGGCAGGGGGCTTTTGCCTCCCGCCTTGCCCCTTATCGGAGGATAAGCGATGATTAACGCAGAGCTGATCGAGAGATTTTCACAGCCGTGCGTGATGCTGGAAAAAAAGCGCGTCCCTGACGGGCTGGGTGGCTTTGAAACGAGCTGGGCGGACGGTGACAAGTTCGACGCGGCGATTGTCAAAGATCAGAGTTTGCAAGCGCGTACCGCTGAGAAGCAGGGCGTTTCCAGCGTCTACACCATCACGACGGCGCGGGGTGTTGCGCTTGAGTATCACGAGGTTTTCCGCCGCGTCTCTGACGGGGCAATCTTCCGCGTGACGAGCGACTACACCGACAGCAGGCCGCCCGATGTGGCGACGTTTGACTTTGAGCAAGTGACGGCTGAGAGGTGGGAGCTTCCGACATGACCGAGACGGCAAAGGCACTATACAGCTTTTATTCCGGATTCGGCCTTGACGCATACCCGGAGAGCAATGTGCCGGAGAACGCGGCGCTCCCGTACATCACCTATACCGTCATTGAGCCGGACTGGCGAAACGCTGCAAGCCATCAGGCGCGAGTGTGGTATCGGTCGGAGAGCTACAAGGGCATATGCGCCAAGGTTGACGAGATCACAAGGGCGGTGGGCGAGCTGGTTATGCTTCCGACGGCGAACGGCTATGTCGCCATTCGCCCCGCTGACCCGCTGGTGCAGTATCAGCCCATCGCAAACCCGGAAATCAAAGTCGCGTATCTCAATTTTCAAATCAATTCGTATCAATCGAGGTGAAATAAATGGGCAAACCTGTTACGGCTGTCAGGCCGCAGACGTTCGAGCGGTTACAGCTCAACGCGGGCGCTTTTCTCAAAAATTTTGACCTGAGCACCTACACCGAATACAGCGCGCTCGAAGAAGCACTTTTCGCCGCCGTTAAGGACGGCACAAAGTCGCTGGGCGCGACGCGAGGCGGCGGCACGTTTACCGCAACGCCAACCATGCGCAGCATCGAAGCGGACGGCAAACGGTATGAGTTCAAGGGCAGCACGGTTATTGATACCTGGGATATCAAGCTGACCGCGACGCTTATGGAGATCACGCCGGACAACTTCACGCTTGCGCTCGGAACGGCTGAGAAGACCGAGGACAAGTCTTTCACGACTGGCAAAAAGACAACGATCAAACTGCGAACCAACATCGAAGACGGAGACTATATCCAGAATCTTGTCTGGTTTGGCAACACGTCCAAGGGGCTTGTCGCCATCGCGCTTGACAACGCGCTGAACAACACGGGCGTGACGCTGACTTTCAGCGACAAGGGCGAGGGCACTCTCCCGGTCGAGTTCCACGCTTATCAGGACACCGTGGAGAACAACGAGTACGCGCCTTGCGCGATCTACTTCTTCGACGAAGCGGCGCAGTAACAACACGCCGGGGGCTTTGCCTTCGGCGCTTTTCTTTTTTTGAGGTGAGAAGATGAAACTTTCGGAAATGAACGGCGAAGAGCTGTCTGTCTGTCTCTGCAAAATCGCAGAACCGATTGAGCGGATCGGCTTTGACGCGAAGACGACGGCGGCTTTTCAGGAAATCGCCAATTTGAGCAAAAACAGCATGAACAACATCCAGCAGGCCTCTATGATGATCGGAAAATTCGTTCCGCTGCTGCTGGGCGATCATCGGGAGGACACGTTCGCGATTCTGGCGGCTATCAACGACAAAACCGTTGATGAAATCCGCAGTCAGAAGGGCGTACAGACGATCAAGGAACTGAAAAACGCACTCGCAGACCTCGACCTGATGGATTTTTTTACGTCGTCCGTGCATACGGTCGAAAAGCTGTAACGGCGGCGATTTACAGGCACGGAGCACCGCCGACAATCGCGGCACTCTCCGACCTTTTGGCAGATGATCGCCAAAAGTGGCTGGGAGACGTGTACAGCGCGAAGATGCTTTCCGCCATCTGTCAGGCGATGGGAAGCGAACCCGTGAGCTATGAAGAGTTTGTCGGGCTGGTGGAACAGGACAACCGAACAGGGCAGGAGATCATCAACGACCTACTCGAAGAACACGAGAGAAGAAAAAAAGCAAGAGGGGAGGGGTAAAGCATGGATCTATTTACGCTTGTAGCCAAGATTGGCCTTGATTCGAAGGAGTACGAGCAGGGAATCCAAAAGGCTAAAAACGATGCGCATACTGCCGCGCAGAGTATCGGGCGCTCGTCCGAATCCGTAAAGAACGCAGCCAAGGAAGCGGGAGAAGGCATCAAGAACGCGACCAAGGGAACGGAAAGCGCGACGAAGACGACAACGGAAAGAAATAAGACGTTGTGGGAACGTATGTTTTCCGCAGTCGAAAGCAACGGAAAATCGAAGATGGAGAGCCTGAGCGCGTGGACGCTTGCGAAGGCCAAGCTGCTGGCCGACGGGATTAAAAGCGCGTTTTCTAAGATTTTCGACATCGTGAAAAAGGCGATTGTGTCCTCCGCAGACAAGGAAGCCCTTGATTCTCTTGCAAGCCAAACGTTCGGTGAGCTGGAATCTGCCGCAAATGGCGCTCTTGACACGATCAGCAAGGACACAAACATTCTGGCCGGAAGACTTAAAGGCGTTGGTACGTCGTCCTTCATGCAGTTTAGGAGCGCTGGCGTGGACGCGGCAGAAGCTATATCCATGATGGATAAATATGTCCGCCTCGCCGCTGACGGTGCAGCCGCGTATAACATCAGCGTTGAAGACGCAGATGTAAGGCTGAGATCGTTCCTGCGCGGAAATGTAGAGGCTGGCGATTCAATCGGTCTCCAAATTTCCGAATCTACACGCGCATCGAAGGCGCTTGAAGTATACGGGAAGAAATGGTCTGAACTTACAGAGGCGCAGAAACAGAATCTTCTTCTCAACGTCGTTGATGAGATGTATACCGCTTCCGGTGTTATCGGGCAGGCGGCAAGAGAAGGCCACGAATGGGAAACCGTGGTCGGCAATCTCAACTCCGCGCTATACGGAATAGACGGAATCATGCCAAAGATTGGCGATAGTTTCAGAACAAATCTGATTCCGGCAATCGAAAAAGCAACGGCTTTTCTCACCGACGAAACAATCCAGATGCGCGCCGGTATGCTCGCGTCAAGTCTGGCAGACGCGACGGGCTGGGTCTTTGACGGTGTTATTTCCCTGCTGGACAAGATTCTAGCGTGGAGCAGCGGAGACGAAGAACCGAGCGACACCGCAAAGGCGCTCTTTGATATTGCCAGCTCGTTTGGAAAAATTGCAAGTTTGACATTTGATACGGTCGTCGGCTTTGTGGAACTTCTGTTCAACGGATTAGGCAGCGAGACGAGTAAAAACGTTGAGAGCTTCCTTAAAAGTTTCAGAGAATTTGTTGATGACCCGATGTTTCAAGCGGCGGCGACAACGCTAATGGGCATGGCCGTTGCATGGATGGTGATGCATAACCCGCTCGTTTTGGTTGGATCGGCTATTGGAGTTGTCGTTACGCATTGGGAAACGCTCGAAAAATTTATTGACAACCCCGCTTTTCAAGTTGTGGCTACGGTTCTTGCTGGCATTGCGTCTGGATTTATCATTCTCAAAGCTCCGCTCGTTGCCGTTGCTGGAATATTGGCGACGATCATAACGCACTGGGAAGATATCAAGCGATGGGCGGACAAAGCAAAAACGGCGTTCGCAAACTTTATCAATACACACGTTCCAGAGGGATTTATGAGCGGCGTGACAGCGGCGCTTGAAACAGTTGCCGGGCTTGTCTCTGGTATTCAATCCGCGTGGAATACGTTTATTGAAAGTCTCAGCACGAAGAACATTCCAAAGGTCTTCGGTTCAATTCAAGAGGGCTGGGAGAGCGGCGGCATTGCTGGCGCAGCCTCTGCCGCGTGGGATTCCGCATGGTACAATCCCTCGAATTGGGGAAAGAACAAGAATTATGGCGCAGGGCGCAGCTTCTCGACTGGTGGCGCAGGGCGCAGCTTTGCGACCGGCCTTGACTATGTGCCGTATGACAACTTCGTCGCCAAACTCCACGCCGGAGAAACTGTCCTGAACCGTGCAGACGCGACGGCATACCGCGCCGGAAACGTCGGTGGTATCAGCGCGGAAAGCATCAGCCAAGCCGTCGCCGTCGCTGTGCGTGAAGCGCTTGACGGCGTGGGCGTGTACATGGGCGCGGATAGAGTGGGCGATCTTGTGACGCAGCGCGTGAGCCGCAACATTGCCAAGGGTGCAAGAGCTATGAGGTATGCAAACGTATGATGACGAGATACGCCTGCCGGTTGAACGGCATTGATTTGTCGAGCATCGACCCGGCAATCTATGTGCTTGACGTGAGCACCGTTTCGCCTGTGCGCGATCTTGTGACGACACCGCTTGCAGGGCGAAACGGCCAGCGAATCACGAAGCGCACGACGAACAGCCTGAGCGTCGAGGTGAAATTTGAAATCCACGAGCAGAACACCGTTCGCCGCGCCATCATCGCGGAGAAAGTGACGGAGTGGGCGATTCTCGGCGGTGTTCTGACGACGAATGACCGACCCGAAAGGCGGCTGCACGTCATCTGCGAGACCCTGCCGAACTTCTCCGCTCTGCGCTGGACGAACAGCATGACGGCCACATTCACGGCTTTTGAAATCCCCTTCTGGGAGAGCGAGTACCCGCGAAACGCAACGGTTGACGGGAACGGCGAGGCTCAAATGATTGCGCCGGGCTTTGCGGACGATTCCCGCGTGTGGGCAAGCGTGACCAACGCCGGAACGGGCGCGATCACGACCGTAGACTTGACAGCCGGACAAACCGCGCTGCACTTCTCCGGGCTTTCGCTCCCTTCCGGCTCGGCGCTGGAAGTCGGAACGGACGAACACGGCGTTTTTTATGCGCGAATCGGGAACGAAAGCGTACTGAGCAAGCGGACAGCCGAATCGAGCGACGAACTGCGGCTTGAAGCCGGGAAGTTTGGCAAGCTGTCCGTCTCCACGGATGGAAAAGCGAAGACGAGATTCGGCGTGAGGGGGTATTACACATGAGCGTAAGGCTTCCGCGTCTGCTTGACGCGCAGCTTCGCGAGGTGTGCCGCCTCCATCCCGTTACGCTGTCCATCAACGAGCGGCTTGTACCGCCGCATGATGCTTCCATGACGCTTCCTCCGGGCGAGGGAGCGTCTTTCCACGCATGGGTAGAGCTTTATACCATCGACGGAAGCGCGGGATTCTACCGCGTGTCTAGGCCGTCTGAGAGCTATGTCAGCACGGGCGACGTTGACCTAGAGCACAGCGCGGCGATTCTCGGCGACGCGATCATTCCCGGCGAGGGGACGTACAGCGGAACGTGCGCCGAAGTGCTGGCGGCGATGCTGGAAAACCAGACGACGCTTGTAAACGGCCAAAAGCCTTGGGTTCTCGGCACATGCGCAAAAAACGCAAGCATCGAATATGCGTATGACTGCAACAACATCCTGTCGGCGATGACGGAAGTGGTCGGCGACGAGAAAGACGGCTATGCGCTCGAATTTGACGACACGCACGGCTTCCCGTGGAAGGTGAACGTCGTATCGGTCGAGACCTCCGCGAGCTGTGAAGGGCGACTGAGCCGAAACCTTGAAAGCGTCAGCGTCTCGATGTCTGACGACGAGTTCTGCACGCGGATTTACTGCAAAAGTCTCCCAGAGCCGCACTACATCGACGGTCCGACCGTCGGCGTGTGGGGAATTATCACAAAGACGATCACCGCCGGAGAGGGTGTGACCGCCGAAAGCCTGAAAAGCTACATCACGCGATACCTCGAAGACCACAAAAACCCGCGAATCAGCATTGAGATCAACGGCGTTGATTTGGCGACCGCGACCGGGGAAAGCCTTGATTCCTTCCGAATCGGGCGGCTTTTCCGGCTTGCGCTCCCCGATTACGGCGTTAAGATGGAAGAACGAATCCTTGTGCGCAGCATCACCGACGTTTACGGCGACCCGCGCGGCGTAAGGCTGACGCTAGCAAGCAACATCCGCGACACGGCGGAAGACCTCGTGCGGCTGGACAACACCGTTACAGGCGGCTCGTCGCAGAACAGCACAAAAAAGTATATCGGCGGCGGCAAAGGCACCGGCCTGTCGAAAACGTCCGTGCTCGATATGCTTAAAAAGACCGATTCCTTCACCAGTGCAACGGAAGCATGGGTTAAAGAGGCGGGCGTGAAGATCGAGGCAAATCACGCCGACCTATACGCGACGAAGAAAGCGATCACGGGAAATTGGGCGGGAGACGTTGAGACGATCAACGCCTTGATTACCGCATCGAGTGACAACGGCGGCCTTGTATCAATGATTGTCGGTCGGCACAACAAGATTGAGGACGTGAACGCCGCCATCACTGCAACCGCCGCCGGGGGCGGCCTTATCAGCATGAAAGCCGATGCAAAGACGGTTACAGACATGGGAGAACGTCTATCGTCGGCGGAAATCACGCTGAACGGCGCAGACGGGCAGATTGGCCTTGTTGGGCGTGTCGAAACAGCAGAAGGGAATATCAAGTCCGCAGAAGTCAAGATTGACGGTCTGAACAGCGAAATCGAGCTGAAAGCAGATAAGATCACGCTGGACGGATATGTAACGATGTCCAAATTTAACGCGGAAATTGCGGAAATCAAAATCACCGACAGCTCATATGTGACAACGGCGGCCTTGAATACAAAATCTTTGAGCGCTAACTATGCAGAGATTAGCAGTATCAATATCGGCGGGAACCAGGCGCGATGGGAAAGCGTGACCGTTGTGACCGGCGTAACCAGAAAAAAACGGTATGCAATGGCTCCGTCAGGCTCGACAAGCATGGAGTTTTACGAGTGCGCCAGCGTAAGCACTGACACGTTCACACTTTTGATGGCATAGGAGGAAACATGAAAATCAACATACTTCTGCGCAACGTGAACGCAGCGCTTGCCCGCGTCCATGTGCTCGGCGCTGACGCTGAATTGCTTGCGGGAGCGATGCGCTCAATCAATAATTGCGTTGATGCAATCGAAAAGGTTCAGAGGGAGGAAAACGGAAATGAAAATCACGACGAGCAAGGGCAAGACGCTTGATGTAAACTGGGCGTTCGGTCCGACCAACGAATCCGAAAGCCTAATGGTCGAACTCACCGATAACCGCCTTTTGTCGGAAATTGTTGCTGACTTCGAGGGCAACAGCAAAATCGAAAAGACAGACGAGACGAAGCCGGGCGTGACCGAAGTCTACGAAGGATTTACCAAACTTGCAGCCATCCAGCGCAACAAAAACGGAAGCGTGTTTGCGAAGCTGGTAAAGGAGTGATGACCTTTGAATCTCGGCGTATTCAAGCGCAGAATTGACGTTGACGCTGAAATCCAGATGACCCCGCTAAAGTCGCTGTATGCGTCAGGCGACAAGGACGCGCACGTCTTCGAGCTTTCCCTCTATCGAGGCACCGAAGAAATGGACTTGAGCGGCGCAAGCGCTCAGGGCTATTTTATCCGCGCAGACGGGTATACCGTTCCCATCACGGGAACGATCAGCGGCAATGTCGTGACTCTCACGCTTTCGGAGGGTTGCTATTACGTCGTCGGCAACTTTAACCTCATCATTAAGGTTTCCACCGCCGAAAGCCGCAAGTCGGTATTTTGGGGAAATGGCTATGTCGTGCGCAGCATGACGGACGCGATTGTTGACGAGGAAAACGTTATTCCGTCGCTTGATGAGCTTCTGGCGCAAATTGCCGCCACAGAATCGGCGGCGAAGGCCGCGAATCAAGCTGCATCGGCGGCAAACTCCGCAGCAACCAGCGCAGCGCAGGCAGCAAGCGCGGC